CCGTTGCTCGTCAACACCGTACCGTTTGCGCCAATGCCTAGCCGGGCCAGCGCCGATGCGCCGCGAACGATCAGATCGCCGCGCGTGGTTGTCGGGTCGGTCAGCAGCGACGGAACGCCCGTCAGTTGCGACCACGCGATGCTAAACGATGGCGTAGGCGGAATGGCCGTCTCGATTGCCGCGATGGTCGTGGGGCCGGAGGCGGGCACCACCCAATAGCGAACGTAGGACGGGCCGCTGGCGGGGTAATACGTGGCCTTGTAGGACGTGCCAGACGGAAGGCTCCCGGTATTCGGTGCCAGCGATGCGGTGAACGTGCCGCCGCTGACCGTGAAGGTCTTCGCGTACCCAGCGTAATAGGTGCCGCCGTTGGTGATCGGCCCACGCTCCAAAACAACACGCCCAAAAAATGCCCCGGCGTCGAATCCGGAATTGATCGGCCCGTTTACGGTCACCTGTGCCCAGATGGCCGCCGAAACAAAAAAGAGCGCGAATGTTTTGGCCATGTCTCTCCTAGTTTACGTCACTTGCTTACCGTTACAGTGGGCTTGATCTTTTCCCACAGCGGGGCCAGGATCGCCGCGCCCCATGCCGGAGGCTGAGCCACAAACTGAGCGATCAGGTTCTGGGTGACCAGCGTCCGGATGTAGCTCTCGATGTCGCCGCCGATGGCCGTTTCCAGCCACGTCACGGTCGCCTCGGGAAGGGAAATGGTAATGGTCTTCATTGTGGCTCCTAGATCGTGACTCCGTGAGTGTGCGCCGTGCCAGCGCTGGCCGGGCCAGTGGTGACGGTGCCGGTGGGCGCTTTGCCCGCCAGCGCCGCAGTGAGGCCGCTGATATCGCCGATGGTCAGCCCCAGCGCGGCCTTGATCGCCGCCACCAGCGCCGCGAAGTCGGCGTAGTTGCTGCCGGTGCCGCCGCGAGTGGTGGGGACAACGCCGGTGGTTTCGGTCGCCGACGCGAGGTCGATGGCCGCTGAAGTGATTTCCTTGCTGGCGTTCAGCTTCAGTGGCAGTGAAGCCGTGAGCGCCGACATGATGATCTTGGCCAGCGTCTCGATGTCACAGTTCGGCTTGATCGCGGTGAGCGTGGTTCCCGCATTGTTCTGGAACTGCACCAAATCGGTAGCCCCTTGGGTATCTCCGGCGCGCACGGCCAACTGAGTGAACGCCCCGGTTTCCTTGTCGTAGATCAGCACCGTCTGCAATCCGCCCACTTCTTCAGCCTTGCGGCCCATCCAGACGCCAGACCTGCGCGCCGCCATGATCGAAACACCGGGGTCGGTGCCTCCGGTGTTGGTGGCATCGCCGAAGCTCAGGTCAAACAGTTCCGGTGACTTTCGGATGTACAGCGCGCGGAAAGACACCGCCAGCGTGTGCGTCCCGGTCCCGGCGCTCGTCAGGTTGATGGCCACGCCGCCCGCCGTCGCCGCCAGCTTCATCGATACGCCCGCCACCACGTCCCGCGCGTAGTACTTTGTGGCCGCCGCCAGGCCAGCGGGCAGCGTGCCGGTGGAAGCCACGTACAGCGCTTGTCCGTCGCTGAATGGATGCGCCACGGTCAGGATGTCCGTCGCAGCGTCAGCGGTGAAGGTGTAGATTCGGCTGGTTTGCCGCCAGTTCGGAAATGAGTCGTAGGCCGAATTGATGCTCTCGAATCCGCCCTGATCGTCGCCGCCAAAGTTCACGGTGTTGATCCGCGAGATGTTCGGCAGCGAGTCATCCGGCCCGGTAGACTGAAGGCCGCCCAGCGCGTGAGTGAGTTCGATGGCCGGTGATTCGGTGCCGGTGTCCAGCATCGCGTGTTCCAGCCGGGTCACCAACTGGCGGTCAAGCACCTGCGCCACGGTGCGCGAATACTGCGGGACATTCACGATCCGGTAGCCATAGGCATAGTCGGCCAGTCGGCCAGCCCTCATGCTGATGCCGCCGCCCACTTCCACCCGGCCGCCGCCACTGGCGGGGTCCCAGGCCTGCGAGATAATCGCGTGGGCGCCAGTCTCGCTCGAATAGACGTTGGCTTCCTCAATCGTGACGCCGCCACCGTTCAAGTTGATGGCCATCACCACGTTGGGAGTGCCGACGCCTTCCGTCGCTGACCGTTCGGCCTTGATGCTGTGAACGTGAACGCGGGTCGAAAACGCATTGACCACGCCCAGCGCCGCGACGTGGCAGTTGTCAGAGCTTACCCGCTCGATAGTGTTTAGGCTGTTCTGGGACGGCTCGAACAACAACCCGAACCCGATGGCCACCTTAAATGTGCCGCTGCCGGTACTCGTGATATTGATCGCCGTCCCGCCGCTGGTGGCCGCCAGCTTGAACGTGTCGGTGGCCGCGTCCCGCACATAGTAGGGCATCCAGGCAGTAAGGCCACCGGGCATGGTGCCGCTGCTGTAGCAGAACACCATCTCGCCATCGACAAAGCCATGCGCCGCCGATGTAATTGTGTCGGTGCCGGTGTTGATGCCGCTAGGCGTTACCGTGGTGCCGTTGTAGAACGATGAGAAGCGCCCGATGTGCGGAGGTGCGCCGAAATCATAGATGCGGCCACCGTGCCGCGGGAACCGCAGAGACCAAACGCGGTCGAGCAGGAAGTTCTCACCCAAGCGGTACAGATTGAATCCGCTGCCACGCTTGTTGGTGGCCTTGTCGCCGACTAGTGCGAGGTTCTGGATCGCCGCCGCGTGGAGGAAGTTGTCGCTGCCGCCGAAGTTCGGATCAAACGCCGAAATCAGCATATCCTCGTTGCTGTTCGGTGCCTGCCAGAGCGTTGTTGAGGGCCACTCACGATTGTTGACCCAGGAGCCGTCGCCTACCAGTTCGGTGCCAAGCCACAGCTTCAGCCGCCCGGTCAGGTAGTCTCCTGACGGCAGCCCGATCCGGCCACCTGCACGCGTGTCCTTCATTGTGTCGATGACGCGCTGCAAGCTGGTGGTGTAGTCGAAAGCAGTGTAGCCCGCTGCGCTCGCTACGGTAGTTCCAGCAGCAGCCGCGAGCACTGGATTGCCGCTGCTGATCGATGCGATGGTGGAAACGAGGGGAGCGCCGCCAGCACCTGCGCCTTGAATCACCATCGTCATGCCGATGTGATCGGCGCGGTAGGTGACACCCAGCACCGTTGCCGTACTGGATCCGCTGGAGATCGACACCCCGGACGCATAGGACCGGTAGTCTGGCTCAATGAATGCCTCAGTAGAGCCAACGCGCAGGAAGCTCCGCACGTCGATGGTGCGAAGCGCCAAGTCGTCGAGCAGTGCGCGGCCCCCACGTGGTGCGGTATCAGGTATATATCCCATCAGTAAACATCCACTATAAATGGCTGTGCAATGCCGACATCTCCAAGGCTGATATTGGTAATGCCAGCCCCGCCGCCGCCTGAAAATTCCCCAAACGCTTCGAAGCCGTCGCGCGTGACGCCACCCGAGAAGGCCACCATCGTTTTCCGCACTTCGTTTGAGATCGTATCCCAGCGAATCTCTTTGATTGCGAATATGGTGCTGCTGATGCCCAATCGGTTAATGGTGACGCGAGAGCCGATCACTTCCGCCCCGGCCCCGGCGTTGGTCCACTGCGCACGGAAAGAAGGCCGCGCCGCCGCCGTCAGGAGAGCGTTGGCCAACTGCGTAGCGCTGGCAGCGCTGGCTACCGCCGTTAGCTCTCGCACGCTGTGATAGATACCGCTGGTCAATTCAATCGCCGCGCGCGCCGCTTGCTGTGCTGTATCGTTCACCGTGACGCTGACCAGCGCCGTCCCGATGTAGGCCACCGTGAGTGTTTCAGCGCCCGTCAGGGCCGATGCGCCGCTGTCTTGCGTGATGACGGCGGACCCAGCGTTCCAGTAGAAGTCCTTGCCCGTGTCTACGCCGTCGATGCCAATCGTTTTGGCTGTGCCGTTAACGTCCACCGTGGGCACCGACGCAACCGGATACACGAGCGTCCATTGCTTTGTTGTGCCGTCGCCGACAAACGATTCCGTCTGTAGATCGGTGGTGGCGTTTGGCATCCGCAACGTGATCCGGTTGGCGTACTCTTCAAGCGACTCGCTCACCTCGAAAGTGTTGGCCAGCACATTGGCTGAACTGGTGCCGATGGTGTAAAGCGATGAGCCGCTGGTGACATCGATTGTCTTGAGCTTTTTGTCAGCGTCGATCACCCATTTCCGGGAAACCTGCTCGCATGCCGCTGTGATGGCATCGCTAACGCTGCGAACATCGCTGAACTCAACACGGGTAACCGTTGGCCCGCCCCCAGCC